TTAATATTGGAGAGTAATCATGGGTGTTGGTAAGTTTGCAAATTCTAAAGGTAAGAGAGGGGAAAGAGAAGCGATTAAAGTTCTCCAACCGGTTATTGATAAAGTGTTCGGTGATAGAGGATTAGAGATACCTTTGTTATTTAGGAATCAGAATCAGTCTGCTTTAGGTGGTTATGATATAGATGGTATTGATTGGTTGGCTCTTGAGATTAAGCGACAAGAAACTTTGAATATTAATCAGTGGTGGAAGCAGATAGTAAAACAGGCCTCAGTAGATCAGGTCCCGGTTTTAATGTATAGACAGAACAATAAGAAATGGAAGGTTCAGATGTATGGTTATCTGGATTGCAATGGTAAAAGGGTTAAGACTAAAGTTGAGATTAGTATTGAGGCTTTTCTAGTGTTTTTAGAGACCAAGATGGTGCAAGTGTTAGAAGGGTAACCCGTTGGGTTAGTATACGGGGTTTTAATGGGTGGTAAAATGGTAGGTAATAGTATGCCCTAGAGATGGCTGAGAACTGGGGAGAATGAGGGGGTAGAGAGAGGATAAAGGTAGGAGATAACTGGTAGGAAAGTCAATGGTTGAGGTTATGGGTGGGAAATGAGGGTGAATAGAGTGAAAAAGTCCCTTATTAATCATGGGCGGCCAGCGCGCCCGAGAATTTTTCCCTGAACTAAATATCTCCATAAAAGGATCATAGAGGACGATTTTGATCACAAATAGGACGATTTACTTTTGAGCAGAACAGGACGATTTGTGATAGGACGATTTGCTTCTGAGGACGATTTGTGTTAGCAGCAAAGAGGACGATTTCGTTTAGGACGATTTGATCTAGGTGGGAGTTGATCCCGGTGGTGTTCGATTCACCCGGCTGCGCCAAATGAACAACCTTTCGATGTGGTTTCAAAATATCAACACAATTCTACGATTTTCTTTGTGATATTCCAAATGATGATTAGAACCCGGTAGAACACCAAAAATGGTCTAATCACCTTTATACGAGTAGACCCAGGTGATCTAAGAGTAGTCTGAACTAGACTAAGAAAAGAGGAGATTAATTTAAGGTTCTGATTAATAATTTAGGTAGATTAATTAAACGGGGTTCAGAACATGGATTTATATATACGGGTAAAAAGGCAGCAGTTTTTAAGTGGTAATAAAGGGCGAGTAGTTGGGTTATTAATAATGGTTCGCGGCCGCATACTTTTGAATGTTAACTGGGAAGGTAAAATATTATGAATGGTATTATAGTTATTAAGAATGTAAGTGATTCAGATAAAGAATTACTAGTTGGGTCGGTGGTATGTTTAGATAATGGGGATCATATGGTAGTCCCGGAAGAACTATACGATGACATTCCTGAAGCGATTGGGAATAAGTATGGGCTGCATCATATAGACTACTCTGATCAGTTCTAAGTCCAAAGCGGTATTGTTCTTTTTGAACAAACGATTATATAATTAATTTCAAGTTAGGGGATTCGCCCCTAACCGTTAAAACTAATATTCTGATGGAGAATATATTATGAAAACTTATGCGGCCAAATCTAGTGTTAAACGTGCGATTGTTAAATCTTTAGGTAAAGAAGAATTCGAAAAGGGTTCAGTAGTCCAAGTTGGTGACAAGTGGGGTTTTGAGCCAGCTCCTGTTGTGGTTAAGGAAGAAAAACCAACAGAGACCAAAACGGTAACAGTTAGGACTCAAAAGGACTTAACCCCTGAACGCAGGGCAAGTAATGCAGTTAACCCATGCCAACTAGTTTGGGCTATTGCAGAAGAAATGTTAGCCCAAGGTGCCAAGCGAAAAGATATAATCGCTGAGTGCGAAAAACAAGGTGTCGCATTTTACACTGCCCGTACCCAATACCAAAAATATACGGCAGCAGTTAAAGAAGCAGCAGCCAGCCCGGTAGCAGAATTAAAAACAGCATAATCATACCAACCGGGAATAAGGGGCTTAATAGCCCCTTTTCTTTTGCCTAAAGAACAGCCCGGACTATGCCCCTGCTTTTTAAGACTATCATCTGATGATATAAGTAAATAAACTAACCGCCCACCCTTTAAGACTATCATCTGCGCCCATTCGTATTGGGTGTGTAGCCTATACAAATTAAGAATGGCATCACCTACTTCAGCCCCGCCCGGTAGGGGTAAAACCGGGCATGCGTTTTAAGCCCCCTAAACGGCAAAATAAGGGGTTTTCTCGTATACCCTACCCCTACTATGCCCAGCCCATTTCGACAGTTTCACGATATTGAACCGCTTTTTTGAGTCCAAACTAGAATTAAAAAAGGTGTGTAAACTAGTAGACTAATTACTCTAGATGCCCTATAATTAATTTAAGCATTAGGAAATAAGTTAATTAAGGGGTTCAGAATGGTTCTATTGTTATTGGCGGTCGTGTTGGGTGGGTTCACTTTAAGTGTTCCAGTTATTAATTTTAAACGTAGTGTATGGGGTTAATGGTAATGGCAACAATTATTTATAAAAATGTAGATATGGAAATAACCGATGTTTCTGATGTAATTAAGAACCAAACGGAATTTACAGTAAACGACTGGGGCTTCAAAAAAGGGCATCTATATGTAGTCCCATTTGGACTGGCCACGGTTAGAGAAGTGGTAAATCTAGGTGAATTATTTAACTGCCCATTAGAATCAATTAGACTTAAATAAGAAGGAATAGGAATATGAATAAGTTAGTAGAAGACCAAATTAAATGCCAATTAGAAATGCAACGCGATCTTTTCCTAGATGGGGAAATACCCCCTAGTCTAAAGGACAAGGCCTATATAAAAGGTATGTATATAGACTGTGAGGAAATGTCAGAACCATTGGCAGAAGCCCTAACAAATGACCTAGTTGATTATGTGAATGAATTCGCGGAATGTTATAAGTATAACGTTCTATGTATTAAGACCTGCGATGACTATACAAAGGCTGTAGTCCATGATCTGAATGGCAACCCTTGCCTTACTCTTTGCTGGCCTAAAGAAGACCTAAATGGAATGAATGTAGCCATGATGGGCTTAGCGAATAAATACCCAAAGCTTATACATCTATAACCAAATAGACTAACTAAAAAAGGTGCAATATGCACCTTTTTATTTGCCTGTTTTTCTATAGTCCATATACGTCTATCCGTATACCCACCGGGACTATACCTCTAGAGCCCCTGCTTATATGATATAGGTCTATGTATATACTATCTAAGCCTATGATCAGATCATATAACATAATAGACTAAACATATAACGAATAGGACTATGATCAGCTCATAGAACAAAACGGACTAAGTTTTGACTTTGAAATTCCGTGGGGGACTATCCCATAGCTCGCGCCCTTAGCGGTTCACCATTTTTTTGCAAAATTTTCAAATCTCTATATAAGCGCAATCCTCTACACTTTACCGACTTAAAAAATTTTTTATATATTTTTTTAGTATTGGACCTATCACTTACTCTACATTATAATTTAGTCTTACTCATAGGACTTCATTTACTATATTATCTGAATTCCGAAATTCACTCTAATTTACATATTGTGGTTATACCATGGCTAATATAGAAGTTAAACATAAACCAACGTACAAGGCAGAACTCACTCAAGAAGAGATGGTCTTCTTGTATAATTATTTACAGAACGATCTGACTGGTGAGGAGAATCCTAAGGATAATGCAACTCGTCAAGTATTATTTAATTCAGTTTATGATGCACTTAAAGAGGGGAGTATGCCTAATGGATAAGGAATGGTGTACTTTTGAAGGAGGTGCTTTTGACGGTCAACAATTGTGGACAGTACCATCCGAGTATATTAAAATGGTCGAACCATTTGATGCACCTATGCCTTTGATGAGTGCCGAGAAGGCTGAGCCGTTAGTACACAAAGAGTTACTTTACAAGCGAACTGCCAGAGCTAAGAAAGTCGGGTATGTTCGTAAATGGCATGTATATGTCTTACAGGAGAATGAAAATGGCGAATAAGAATATTGTCTTAACCGAAGGTTCTATACCGGGTTATACCTTAGCAGAGAATTCTGCAGATCCTACTCGAATGGAAGTAGTTATCCATTACGGTGATAATCTGTATTTCTATACTGGTTGTACTTTGGAAGAGATGCCCACTGAAGAACCTGCACAAGCTTCGATTGGTTCTAGTACAGCCACATTAGGCGAGGCTAGTATCACTAAACAAGAAGGTGCTATCAGTGAAGGTGGTATGTTATCTATGCTAGCACTCATTAATGGGGCTAAGGAGATACCACGATGAAGTTATATAACATGGTTAAGCCTATAGTATCAACCTTTGGGTATATTACATTACTCAATGATGGTGAACCTATTACGCGCGTTGTATCTCTACTCCAATGTGAAGACTTAGTCGTCTTAGCCGTTTATGATATGGAAAATGAAAAGACCATAAAAACAAATGGTGATGGTGAGCCCCTCGTTAAGCTCTTAGAAGTTCCATTAGCTAAGTTCAAGGTCGAGAATGGCGCCAAAGAAGACATTACTGAAGCGGTATTAACTCATAGTGAGGCATTATACCAGCACTTTCACGAGGCTAAAGATGAGCCAATTACCATTTAACACTGATGATGACTTATATGTCATTATTAGCTATATACGCAGTCAATTGGGGAATAGAGGCAAACACCATCTAATTATCGTCGAAATGGATGAATTAGTGCTTGAACTTAAAGAAAAGTGCAAGATTTTAACTGAAATAGCGCTATTATCCCTTGGAATCCCAATAAATAACGGAGAAACCTAATGGAATTATCAGAATTATTCATAAATATGTCAACAATGGCAGGCAAATTAACTGTTTTAATCATCATAATGATGGTATTAGCGCACGTATTGTGGCCACCATTAGGGAAAGGTGGTAAATCACGGGAGCCACAGTGGGTCAAGCAAGTAGGTGGTGCTTTGATTATCTTAGATTGCCTCACGATTTGTGTAGTCATTATAGGTGGGCTTTTTACTTGGTTATTTAGTTCTTTTGCCTGATTACTTATTTTAAGTTAATATAGCAATATAAAACGAGGTATTTATTATGTTAGATGCGATTAGAGCAATACAACGCCGAGATCTTGTCACCAAGAACGAATGTATTTCTAAGAAATGTATACACACCCAAGCCGAAAAAGAAGCATTAGTAGAAAAATATAAAGAGTTGAACCTTGCCCAGCTTCAGAAGGTATCACTAGAGCTTGGTTTCTCTAAAACAACCCTTCAATGCTACCGTCAAGAAATCAAGTCTAGGAGATAATTATGCCAGTTGTAGAAAAACTTATAAAAATATGCCAAGCCCATTGCTTTCATAGTGATACTCCAACGTTATCGTCTTCACTAGAAGACCTTGGTTTTGATTCGCTTGATCTATTAGAATTCGTCATGGCAATTGAAGACGATTTTGATATTGAACTTCACGATGAAGAGATAGAACAGTTTACTACCCTTCAAAGTGTTTTCGATGTAGTAGAACCTCGTGTTAATGGGAGCAACCTATGTTAGTATTTAAGATCCTAGACGAGCTAACAACGCGTCTGCTATCAATCAATAAATCAATTTATCATTCGACTGGTAAAGCACCTCGCTTAGCCGTCTATATGAATGACGAAGTATTAACTTCTATGCAACACGCAATTTTGTATTCTTCTGAAGACTCTAGTGCTATTAGTACTTTTATGTCAGAAGGCGAGATTATGGGATACCCGGTCTATCCAGTATCCGATAAAAGCGGTGGGCATCCACCATTTACCATTGTACATCTACTTGAAGAAGGAATATTTAATGAAAATCATGGTTCTACTCCTAGCGTTACTATTAACCGGTTGTCAGGCGACCACTGATGTAGGCTCTTCAGCTTACCAAACGGTCAAGGCTACTAATACGACAACTTTTACTGTATCGCTTAATCGTATATGTTCAATTACAGGTCGCGTAGCAGCGACCCGAGAATTGGATGAAGATAGGATGGCTGCATTAGAGCTACTTTGTGAAGGGTTATAGGATATCTTATGAAACATACTTTTTTAGTACATGGCTTCAATGTTCGAGATGAAGGACGTGGTACTGTAAACCGCCTACGTTGCTTCCTAACTTCCTCAAGTAAGGTAAGTAATTTTAAATACGGATGGATAGGTCTCCTAGGTGCTCTTTTTAAGAATAGTCGCATTGCGTTACATTTGAAACAGTTATCTTTTACAGAACCCGGCAGGAAGTATGCTATCGGCCATAGTAACGGTGCCGCCATTATTGCAGCCGCTATTAATAAGGGGGCGCGCTTTGAAACTGTACTCCTTATTAATCCCGCTTTAAAAGTAAATACGAAATTCGGCAAAAGTGTAAAACATATTGTGGTCATCTATACTAACCACGATATTCCAACACGTATGGCCAGATTCTTCGATAACGTACCTGTTCTAAGCCTCTTAGTTCCTAATGCTTGGGGTGCTATGGGGGCGGTGGGTTATAAAGGTGAAGATAATCGGGTATTAAACATGAATCTAACAGACGTATTAGATTCTCATAGTGACTTGTTTGATACAGATAACCTTACCTCCCTTGGTAGTACCTTAACCCAACTACTTTATAATCCTACCTCGTTTAAATAAGGTAATGAGGTCATCATCGCCTAACTGGGTCTTGGCCTCATATTTCCTTTGACTTTATCACCTCACTAAGCTATACTTATCTTACACTTTAACAAAGAGTAAAAAGTATGGCTCAACCAAATCGGACACATCTAGGATCTAATCCTCATAGCTCGCTTAAACAAACTAAGCCTGCTAAGAAGAAATTACCCGTTACCAAGAAAATAAAATATTTCCTTCATGGCGGTCCTTACGAAGGGGGCTTTGCATGGCTTAGTTCCCCGTATACCTACCTATTTACGGCCAAGGGTATGAAAGGCCGTTATCGCGCAGGTAAGGTGGTGTTTACTGAGGAGAACGAGCCAGTGAGAATACCTTTACCTTTCGACAATTACGAATCACACGACCTAATATGGGAAGAAACTGATGCTGTTTAATAGAGAAGAAGTAGAAAAGAGTTTAACCTCGTTTTTTAAAGAAGCGGAAACACTTAAAACTGATCTACCAGAATTTACTCATCATATCATTGATAAGGTAATTTTATTACGTGAAGCTAAAGACGTAGTGGAACTTAAATTAGCTTCTTTAGAGATTATTATGACGCTAGAGGGTATGGTTAGGCGTAACGAGCTCAACATAGATCAAACTAAAGGCTTATGCCAGTTAGTTCAGATGTGTGCCTCTATACTTAATCTTAAATTGATGTTAGATGGGCTTACTAAAACTATGTCAAAAGAGGATAAAGTTCCTCAAGGGCAAACGGTGCACTAATGCTGGATATTAATCTTTTAATAAACTGGTGGAAGCACGACATAACCATGTTCATAGCGCGGCTTTACCGTTATAAAGTATATCGCTGGTATAAAGGTGGTCTATGGATCTACTTTAAGAACGATACATGGGTGCAGACCACATGGTACAAGAAATCAACAGGTTATATTAATCATCCTCAAGAGGGTGGTGTATTCCATAAGCATTTTAACTTAATAGAGAAGATAGAGGATTATACAAAATGAGAGAAGCTTTCATAGAAAAAAGATTTAATCATAGTAGCAAGGTTATCATTGAGCAAGCCAATGAGATAATCAGTGAATATCAAGAAATGGGACTAGTACTAACAGTTCGTCAGCTATATTACCAATTCGTATCCCGCGACTATATTCCTAATACGATGCGTTCGTATAAGCGTATCGTTAACATCGTTAATGATGCTCGTTTAGCTGGGTTAATCAGTTGGCATGCTATTGAGGATAGAACGCGTAACTTAGTGAGCATGGCTCATTGGGACAAGCCTTCCGATATCATGGAAACGGTAGTCAGCCAGTACACGACTAATAAATGGAAGGATCAAGATTCCTATATTGAAGTCTGGATAGAAAAAGAAGCTTTAACAGGTGTAATTTCACAGATATGTAATCAAGTAGAAGTACCTTATTTTGCATGTCGCGGTTACGTTAGCCAATCAGAAGTATATAATGCAGCTAAACGTTTAAAGCGTAAATGCCTTGAAGGTAAGCAGGTTATTGTATTGCATCTAGGCGATTTAGATCCAAGTGGTATGGACATGACCAGAGATAATCAAGATCGTTTGGAGCTGCTTTCTAATGGTTCAGAAATACATGTCAAGCGCATTGCATTGAACATGGATCAGGTCCATCAATACAATCCGCCACCTAACCCAGCTAAGTTAACTGATTCAAGATGTAGTGCATACATAAAAGAATTTGGAACCTCCAGCTGGGAATTGGATGCTTTAAGTCCGGCGGTAATCCGGGACTTAATCGATGCGCATGTAGCTCTATATCGTGATGAGGAGGTATGGGCTGCGAGTACTGAAAAACAAGAAGACGGTCGCGAGAAACTGCAAGAGTGTCTTAACTTCCTAGAGGAGCAAGAATAATGAACCATAACCAATTTAAAGACATACTTCTAATCCCGACACTCAAAAAGATTCCTAAGGGTTACACCATTGAATCAGCGGTAGCCATTTCTATGATTATAGCGCATGAATCTCAACGCTGCAAATACATACGACAGGTAGTGGCTGGGGGCTACGGGGCAGCTTATGGCTATATTCAAATGGAAGAAACCACTTACGATACCACTTGGCGCTATGGTGATTCTATTTGGAAAAACGCTCTGAAATTAGGTATTATTTCTAAATTAGAATACAAGCATAAAAAGAAACCTTCTATTAATAGACTGCTAACTGATATGGAATTCAATATCTTTATGGCGCGTCAAAGACTCTTTATGAAGGCAGCAGCTATCCCGTCAACACCTCATGAAATCTCGGCTTATTTAAAGCGGCATTGGAACTCAGCCGGCGGTGCGGCTCATATAGATTCTTACTATGAGGACTGGATGTTGTGGAAATAGTTAGTTGACACCCAAGCTCCAAAGATGGATAATGATTCTTATTGCGCCATCTTTGGAGATACCCATGCCAATTAAATTAGAGCACGAAGTACACCCACAACCTAATCAGTGGAAACCTGATGAAGATAAAGCCTTAGCTACTGCTGATCCCCTAGAAAAAATAGCTAATGAAATGCACGCACGAGGTTTTGCTTCTCTATGGACCGAAACCAAACCAAAACAAGACAGAGTCGGTATTACTTTCGATGATAAGACTAAACGCCTTTATTTACGTAAACTAGCTGTTACAGGCAGGCATGGTTATTCAGCAGCTCATGCTGGGGTTAGCAGAAGTTGCGTGAACGCGCATAAACGCCGTGATCCAGTCTTTGCTGCAGCAATCGAGGAAGCTTTAGAATATTTCCGCGACCTACTCCAAGGGGAATTAATTCGCCGCGGTATTGAAGGTTTCGAAGAGGAAGTTGTCGGTGGTAAAAACCGTAATGAGATTATCAAGGTTAGAAAATACAGCGATAAATGTATTGAACTCTTAGGTAAGATTCATATAGCCCAACTTAATCATCAAAGTATGCGAGGTTCTGTGAATGCATCCACAGATCAAGCAGAAATGGTAGAACAAGCCCATCTGAACGGTCCTTTTGATTTAGATGATATGCCACCAGAAGAATTGGCTATGTTTCAGCAGTTATTAGAATCCCAAGCTAAACGTATGCAGATTAAAGCAACCGTAGAAGCTAAACAGCCTATAAAGGACATTAACCCTGAAGGGGATAAATAATGGATGCAGCGCTACTCCAGTCAGCCATGTCTAATCCAGCTCGTGCATTAGAAGCTATTAAGAAGGTTCAATCAGAACGTAACTTAATAGATTTTATTCGTAACGGTTGGGAGGCACTAGAACCCGGTCAGCCTTTTGTAACGGGTTGGGCGGTAGAAGCGACATGTGAGCATCTTCAGGCTGTAACGGAAGGTGAAATCAAACGCTTATTAATAAATGTCCCACCGGGCTGCACCAAATCAATGACTACTTCGGTATATTGGCCGTCATGGGAATGGGGTCCAAAAAATATGCCTCATAACAGGTACATCCTAGCGGCTCATGAACAAAACCTAGCGATTCGGGATAGTGTTCGTGCACGTGATCTTATGCAAGATGAATGGTATCAAAAGAATTGGGGCGACCGATTCAGTACTAAAGGCGATGTTAATGCCAAGACCTATTATGCGAATGACAAGACTGGTTGGCGCATGGCTTCATCAGTCGGTTCTGGTTTAACAGGTTATCGGGGGGATAGATTAATACTTGATGATCCTCATTCAATTAAGAAAGCTGATTCTGATGCCTTCCGTGAAGACACTCTTAGATGGTTCTCTGAAACCTTACCAACACGTTTGAATAAGGCGTCCGAGTCTGCTATTGTGGTTATCATGCAGCGGGTACATGAAAGGGACGTATCAGGTCTTATTCTCGCTGAAGAACTAGGTTATGAACATCTGATGCTACCTATGGAGTACGAAGCGGAACGAGCTTGCTACTCTAAAGTAAAACCTAAGTACATACCAGGAGTAGAATTAACAAAAGTCTCTTGGGATAAACAAGAACGTGCTTGGAAACCTGACCCTGAGAGTACCATTGAAAAGTATAAAGTAGATCCTAGAACGGAAGACGGGGAGTTATTATGGGCAGACCGTTTTCCAAGAGAATCTGTTAATGAGTTAAAGAAAGCTCTTCGCTCGTGGGGTGGCTCATATGCTGAAGCTGGCCAGTTACAGCAACGACCAGCACCTCGCGGTGGTGGTATGTTCCAGAAAACCGATTTTGGTATTGTTGATAGAGCTCCTGAGGGAGGCCGTGAGGTTCGCGGATGGGATTTAGCAGCTACTGATGCTGCATCTAGTAAAAAAGCCGCTTATACTGTTGGTGCTAAGCTAAAACTAGTGGAAGGTAATCTTTATATCTGCGATATAGATAGAAAACAAGCTAGTCCTAGTGGTGTTGAGAAAATGATAAAAGTCAATGCGGAAATGGACGGTCACCGAACCTTGCAAGATTTTCCTCAAGATCCTGGTCAAGCCGGTAAAGCCCAAAAGTTAGCCATAGCCAAATTATTACATGGTTATACTTTTACTTTCAGTCCTGAAACTGGGTCGAAAGAGGCAAGAGCTCAACCTTTAGCAGCTCAGTGTGAGTCTGGTAATGTTTATATAGTAAGAGCATCTTGGAATGATAACTTTTTAAATGAAGCATCAATGTTTCCGAATGGTGAGTTTAAAGATCAGGTTGATGCATGCACTCGTGCGTATTCTAGTTTACTACGTAAACGTAGACGTCTAGTAGGCGCCGCGCCTAAAGTAGTTACTTCGTGACCTTTAGCTAAAACCATATAAAATAAAAAACCATTAAATAACGATCTTGGATACTTATGAAAAATATTCTAAAGAGATTTGGTGCCGCTTTTGGTAGCCCAAGCCAGAAGGCTAGCCCAACCAAAACAAAAGGTGCACCAGGAACAGCAGTATATGGTGGTTATATTCTTGAAGATGAAAAGAATAGTGAATTAGCCGGTTCCAAGAAGTATCAGACGTATAGCGATATCCTAGCTAATGTTGGCATAGTAGCCGCTGGTACACGTTACTTCTTAAACTTAGTATCTAAAGCTAAGTGGAAAGTTGTCCCCGCAGATGACTCAGATGAAGCTAAGGAATATGCAGATATAATCACATCTCAGATGTCCCGTATGGACACTTCTTGGTCTAGAGTAATCAGACGCGCGGCTATGTATCGTTTCTATGGTTTTAGTATTCAAGAATGGACTATGGAAAAGAAAGATGGTATGTTGCAGTTTGTGGATATAGCCCCACGTCCTCAAATAACAATTGAACGCTGGAACACCGATGATTACGGTAAAGTATTAGGTGTAGCCCAAAGATCCCCTCAGACAGCTCAAGAGATTTATTTACCTCGCCAAAAAATTATTTATATAGTAGATGACTCCATTAATGACTCACCAGAGGGTCTTGGCCTGTTTAGGCATATTGTTGCGAAGTCCCAAAGACTATTACGTTATGAACAATTAGAGGGTTACGGTTTCGAATCTGATCTAAGAGGCATCCCAGTTGGTAGAGCCCCATACGCTACTCTACAAGAAGGTGTCGATACTGGATTACTAACCCAAGCAGAAATGAATGATGCCTTAGCACCGATTACCTCCTTTATATCTAATCACATTAAAAATCCTGCCCTCGGTATCTTACTAGATAGTATGACTTACCAATCCGAAGACGAAGCAGCTACCCCTAGTGAGGTTTACCAATGGGACGTAGACCTCTTAAAAGGCAGCGCTACTTCCTTCGCCGATGTAGCATTAGCCATTGAGCGTTTAAATAGAGAAATAGCCCGTATACTAGGCGTCGATGGGATGCTCCTCGGAGAATCTGGTGGCTCTAATGCAATGAGTTCAGATAAGTCCCTAAACTTTGCTTTGATTGTGGACAGTACCCTAAGTGAACTAGCCGATACCTATGAAAAGGATATGATCGCTAGAATGTTCGAAGTTAATGGTTGGCCAGAAGATATGAAGCCTACCTTTAATACTGAGCAAATGCAGCATCGTGATATTACACAGATTACACAAGCCCTTAAAGATATTGCAGCGGCTGGTGGTAAGCTATCGAGAAATGATCCAGCGATCAACTCTATTCGAGAAAGGCTTGGTCTACCAGCTCAACCTGAACTAACTGAAGAAGAATTTGCTTCTCTTCAAGGTAAGGGTGGTGCAACAACTAATGCCGGTGGAAACACTGACCCAAACGTTGATATCAGTGAAGGTAAGAAAAATAGTCTAGACGATTCAAATCAACAGAAATAATTAAGCACCCCTGATTACGGTATCCTCATAAATATGAATTGGATCCCGATAATCGGGAGTCCCGTGACATTCTAAAAGGTTCTTGGGATAATTTAACCATTACCTAAGAATCGTACACTAATAACCAAGTCTCCGGAGACTAGAATGCCTGAAGATAAAGTTTCAACTAGAGAATTTGATCGCTGGGCTGACTTGCTCATTCAGGCACAAGCTGATCTCAGCTCTGAGCTTAAAGATATTAGTCACGAGATTAAAGTAACTAACGGCCTTCTCCGAGAAGATATAGCCACAACAAGAAATCTAGTTGAAAACCATATTCAGAGTTACCGTTCAGATCAACGTCAAAATCAAGTAACCTTCGTTCAATTTAATTCCAGAATAGAAGAAATAGAGCAGCTCCAAGCAGACCAATCTAGTATTTACCAGTCGGCTAAGATCATTAAGTACGCTGCGACATTAATCCTTGCGGGAGCTTTGACGGCAGTAGGTACAGGACTAACCGGTTATGTTCATTTTGGTAAGAGTGAACCTATTAAACAACTTAAGACTAAAGAAGAGCAGGATAATACCGAATAGCCTCTGAGTAGAGGGAAGGTATACTTGCTATACTATTTATGAGGAATAACAGATGGCACTAGTTGTAGGTACTAACAGTTATGGTTCTCAATCAGAAGCTGATGCTTATTTTGAGGATTCTGTGCACAACAACACTTGGTCTTCTTACACTAGTGAGCAGAAAGATCAAGGTCTAGTTACCGCTACCCGCCAACTTGAAAGGCAGTCTTGGGACGGTACGAAAGAGGATTCCACTCAGATATTAGATTTTCCAAGAACTGGGCTATATGATTGCGCAGGTAATTCTATAACTGCTGACGAATCCTTAACCTATATAAAAGAGGCCGAATTTGAGTACTCCCTAGCTATTTTGCAGGATAATAGTATCTTGACTTCGTCAAATGTTTCCGGATCTAACATTAAGAAGGCAGAAGCTGGTTCAGCTAAAGTAACCTATTTCCGTCCAGTAACTGGTACCAAATACCCACTTCCAGTTCTTAACATTGTTAAATGCTTCTTCTTGGGGAACAGTTCTAGTACGCCTACCATGAGAGTGAGCGGTAATTCAGACGGTAGTAGTTTTACCTCAGCCCCTGCGTATGGATTAAACCGAGGATTCAAGTAATGCTTAATATACTTAATGCTAATATAGCAGGAGTGATAAACTCAGCTCTTGGTAATTTGGTATTCGACCAGACCTTGGTAAAAATAACTAGTGTCAGGGATCCTTCAGATTCTACAAAGAGAATCAAAACACAGGCCTCTTATCCGTGTAAGGGCTTCGTTGATTCTTACACTGATAAGTGGGTGAACGGTGAAACCATTAAGATAACGGACAGAAAGATAATCATCCTAGGGGATACTCTAGAGTCAGGTATTATTCCAGAAACAGGTGATCAGATAATTGCCGAGAATACTACTTTTACAATTGTGGCCAATGGCGTTACACGGGATCCTGCTGGGGCTACCTATGAATGTCGTTCCAATTAACCTTTAAATCTTCTTTATTTTATATTCGCTGTTGACAGTATTATATAAAGCATGGTAAGATCATTGTATTGTATATTTATTAAACTTCTTCAGGAAACCCAGAATGAGTAAAGAATTCCATGTTAATACATCTATATGCAAGGTTGATGACAACCTAGGTTTAGTATTTGGTTGGGCTATCGTCTGTAAGAAAGATGGTGAAGATTACTTTGATCTCCAAGATGATCACATTCCTGAAGACGCAATGCTAAAGGCATCTGCTGACTTTATGTTAAATAGCCGTATGGCGAAGGACATGCATAAAGAAGATGGCGAACTTCCTGGTTCTATCGTATTCGCTTTTCCAATGACTACTGAAGTAGCTAAATCATTCGGTATTGATACACCACAAACTGGTTTAATGATTGCAATGAAGCCAGACGATCAAGATATCCTTGCTAAGTTTCAAGATGGTACTTATACAGGGTTCTCGATTGGTGGTAACCGTATAACTTCTGAGGATGTTAAAGATGCCTAGTAAAAAACGAATTTTAAAAGAATTCAAATTGACTGAGATTAGTGCCGTTGATAAACCTGCTCAGTCTCCGGCCTTGGCCACAATCATGAAACGTAATGATGATACCATCGAAAAGAAATATGTCATGACTAGTGGTACGGATGGGCATACTCATTTAATATCAATCGATATCTGGTCGAAAGATAACATGGGTGGGTACACAAGCTGGACTGATGGTCACGAGCATCCCTTTATATTAAGAGATGATGGTACCATTGAAGTAGGTGAAGCAGACGGCCACGATCACGGGGTATTCCCTAGTACAGAACAAATTTTCCAGAAAGACTTGACAGAAGATCAAATAAAGCCTATTATGGCCTTAATGAAAACAACTTTTGAAAAACCAAACGCTGCCGATAACGGTGGGCAACAACCAGTGCATACTAAGGAGACTAACATGCCTGATATTAGCAAAGCCGTTCATCAAACGGCATTAGACCAAGTGGACAGTCTGAAAAAATCTTTAGCTGTAGCAATAGCTTTCGGTACATTAACAGACTTACAAAAATCTCACCATGCAACACTTGATGAAGCAGGCAAAGAACTTTTCTTAGCTAAGTCTTCAGCTGAACGTGCCATGGAATTAGAAGTAATTGAAAAAGCAAATGCAATTGTTTATACAGCTGATGATGGTACTGAGTTCCGTAAGAACGATGATCCTCGTATGGTACAAATGGCTAAACGAGCTGATGAAGCTGATAGAAACTTAGCTAAAGCCTTAGAAGCTGAACAAGCTGCTACTTTTGCAAAACGTGCTACTACAGAGCTGGCTAACCTTCCCGGTGAGCAAGATGATCAAGTTGCTTTATTAAAAGCCGTTGCTACAATTGAAGATGATACAGTACGTGGTAATGTGGAAACTATCTTAAAAGCACACAATAATAACATGGCCACTACCACTACCACTTTTGGTACGCAGCTGACACCAGTAACTAAAGGCCAAAGCGCTGCTGTACAGTTAGATACTTTAGCTAAAGCCCATGTAGCCGCTAACCCTGACGTATCTTACTTAGATGCATATGAGCTGGTTGGTGCCGCTAACCCTGACCTTTATAACGAAGCAGTATCAAGTTAATCGATACTCTTCCAATATTTTTGGAGTAAATTATTATGTTCGAATCAAATCGTTCAATTAGCCTTCCACCAAGCACTAATGTTATTACTCAATATCGCTTTGTGTCTATGGGTACTGGTGGACATGTTAAACAGGCTGCAGACACTGAAGGTGTAGTCGGTATTTCCCTTGAAGCCTCATCAGCCAATCAAGACGCTGCCATTCCTGTATCCATCTTAGATGGTGCTCTTATGGAGGTTGAAGCAGGAGCTACGATTACTCCTGGTGTTCAGCTTACTACTGACAGTGATGGACGGGCTATTCCACTACCCGCAAGTGGAGGTACTACACACTTTGTTTGTGGTACTAGCTATGTCGGTGGTGACATAAATGAAACCATAACCATTATCGCTAACCAATCAGGTTTCGTCACGGTACCTGCCTAACCCTTAACTTGAACTATATCTTAGGAGAATAAGATGCCAGTTACTAACCCTACAGCCGGTGACGTTCATGTTAACGCCCCGCTAACTAACTTCGGTCAGAAGTATTTATTAAATGCTTCTTCATTTATTGCATCACGAGCAATGCCGAATATTCCAGTTGCTAAACAATCGGATCTTTATTATGAATTTAATAAAGGTGATTTTCTTCGTGATGAGGCCGCACAACGTGCTGATGGTACTGAGTCAGCCGGTGGTGGTTTCCGTCTATCGACTACTCCTTACTATGCGAATGTGTATGCTTTCCATAAAGATATCACAGATCGCCAACGAGCTAACCAAGATGTTCAAGTACGCCTTGACCAATCTGCCAGTCAATGGGTAATTCAGAAACTACTCATTAAACGTGAGCTTTTATTCACAAGCTCATATATCAGCTCTGGTAAGTGGGCTACAGACAAGACGCTTACGGCCGATGAAAAATGGGACAATGCGTTATCAGACCCTATCCAGCAGATCCGTGAAGGTAAACGTACTGTTCAAGGCCAGACCGGTATGCGCCCAAACAAGATGGTTATAGCACGTGATGCTTATGATGCTCTTTTGGATAACGATGCTATTGTTGGGCGTATTGCAGGTGGGGCAACAGTTGCTTTACCAGCAATGGTTCAGAAGCAGCGTTTAACTGAATTACTAGAGCTTGAAGAGATCTATGTTTTAGATGGTATATATAATTCTGCGAAAGCTAACCTAGCTGACCCGACAGCGGCTACCATTGGCTTTATGTCTACCGGCACAGCTTTGCTTTATTATGCACCTTCTTCAGTAAACTTAGATGAACCAACAGCCGGTTCACAGTTCTCTTGGACTGGTTTTACAGGAGCAACTGATTCTGGTCAACGTATTAAGCGTTTCCGTATGGAGAACCTATCATCAGACCGTGTTGAAGGTGAGATGGCTTTTGATTACAAACTTGTTGGATCAGAACTTGGTTACTTCTTCCCAGCTGTATTAACTGCTTAGTCAGTTAAAGTTAATGCTTCGATAAAGGGGGCTACATGCCCCCTTTATTCTATTCACTAAAATATAAGGAATACAGCAAATGGCTATTCAAGGTTTTTACAAAAGAAACAGAATATATACAGTTGTTAGAGCGATCACTTTAACCTCAAAAACAAAATTGCCTGTCGGCACTGAGTTACCAAACAAAGATATAACACTTCGTGGATTTCAAATGCGTAGCCTTTTCCAGCGCGGTTATATCGGCCTGAAAGATAGTGCTTGGACAAAAGCCCGGTTATCTCAATACCAAGAAAACCTCACTCCAGAGCCAACACCAGAGCCAGAGCCAGAGCCAGAGCCAACTCCTAAAAAGAAACCTAGAACAAAAAAACAAAAAACAAAAACAGAACCTAAAGAAAGCAGTTCTGTTCCTTGGGCAGAAGAAGAATAACCAAGGCAGGTACGTATGGGAAACCGTTCTTATAACAGTATTTACACGCGTTCTGTGGAGCACCGTTTCACTCATGATGGTGTCTCAGGTTCTTTTGAATTCGATTTAAACGTTCATGCCCCACGGAATAATATCGTGGAGTATTTCTACTTTATTGATATGAATGGAGAATTAATCGAAGCAACCGCAGGTAATGTGGATATTACTATGGCCGCTGACAGCCCGATCTTTAATACCTTGCACGATGGTTCGTTTAAGGCTAAGAATGCAGCTTACCCTGATCGTACGAAACCAAGCGGTTATGGTATGGCCAGTAAGGTAAGAATAACCTTGTCAGGTATCGCTGGCAGCGGTATAGTAGGGTTTTCTTTCCTTGTAACCCAGAATATAAGCTAATGGCTGGTTATTTACGGATACCTAATAAAAACGAGGAGAAAGGGAACCCACCCGCTCCATCGGACTTAAAGAACCCAGTCTTCACCTACGAGGGGGATTCCCTTTCCAGAGTTGATTATGATAACGGGTCATCCAAGTCTCTTACTTATGATAGTAATGGTTCATTATCTCAATTAGTGTTTGATAATGAAGGGGTGGTTATTACCCGAGAGTTTATATATAATTCCAATGGAACGTTAAGTTCCATTATTGATACTTAAAAAGAGATTATTACAATGGCTATAATTAACGATCCTGATGACCTTAACCAAGGTACGGAAATAACTATAGATACAGAACTACTTGAGATTACTCTAACCCAGACAGGTAACCTTTCTGCAGACGGTGTCACAGGGCAAGCTTTGTATTCATTCCTAAAAGAAGAATGGAACGCAGACCCGTCCTTGATCCCTTTCTTATTCCCAATGGTATCAATTACTCCAGAACAGTTTGAATTCAATAATGGCTGGAAACCTGTTGATGATACTACTCGTAATCTACTAAGGTCATGTGGTTGGCGCGAGCTAGATAATACAGGTACTGTGTTACGTGAGTATACTGGTATTGTGTCTCTTGGTAATATAGATCCTGCAGATACGGCATACTACGCCTTTGCTAGCGATAGTACTAAGACCGAATTTGATTTCACTGGCGTTGTAAACCAAGGTATCCAAACTTTCGGTAATGCAGCTAATGGTGATTTTGATAAACGTAGCGAAGTACTAACATTATATATTCGTACCCAAGGTAAGCTATACGGTATCTCTACTACGACTGATATAGGGGTAACAGGTTTATCTTATATAGCTTACCGCTTCCCACTATCAGAATCACCTGATCTTAAAATCACAGTTAGTGATAATGATATAGATACACTCCCACCTTATACTGGAATGAGTATTACGTATGGCTCTGTTGTACGTACTATAGGGGGTAGTGACTATAACTTTGATGTTGTAATCGACGGTAATGATGGTACAGCCGAGCAGATTTATGGGTTTGTTCGACGTCAGTTAAGGCAGTCCACAGATATTGATGATGGAACTGGAGAAGTAATTGGTGAACTTGCATCTGCTTTACTTGAATTTGTTGGTGATACTTTAAAGACTAAACAAGGTGTTTATATAGATAGTTTTAGCGCTAATGATACGAACCGTATTATCTTCTCTGACACCTCCGGTACTGAGATTACCTTCCCATTTGTTGCAGCTGGTAGTATTAACTTCAATGCTAACTTAGCTAATGATCCTAACGCTATTTTTAGAATGTTCTTCTCTGATAGTTTTGGTACAACAAGCGCAATTATCGTTAACGATAACAGTGGTACCCCAATAGCCGGCAATGTTTCAGGTAACTCATCAATATCTTTTGATTTTGATTATGATGGTAATATTCAAGGTGGTAGACTACAGGGGACAGATGCAGACATAACTGTTGTGGCTATAGGGGAAGGTACCGCTCAGTACGTATTAGCTGAAGGTACCATTACCCGATCAGTAGGCCAAGGTATATCCCTTGTTGCTCCACTAGAACGTAACTATAGTAACCCATAATGAGCTATATAGTAGATTTAACAAGTTTAAGCCCTGACCATTTATGGGCTTTTGATGGAGACTATTCAGATAGTCTCGGGAGCGCTAATGGTACTCCTTCAGGTTTCATAGCTAGCGTACCTATCTGTGAGGGTACTGCAGCCTGCGTCAAATCTACTTCTACGAGTGATAGAGTTGTAGTTGCATCTCAATCTGATATTGATGGGGTAGTAATTAATAAAGCTGTCGGTGGGTGGTTGATGGTGGATAGTATTCAACTACCTCCGAAATCTATATATAGAGAAGGTACTACAGATAATCAGTATAATATTATTATGTGGGCGGGTAATAAGTTAATGCTAGATATAGTATCCGGGTCAACTGTGTTGCAAGCGTTCTCTGATAACGTATTAAAACCCAATCGTAGCTATCATATTTTTACAAAGTTTATTGGGAACGGTGAATTTGCTTTATTTATTGATGGAATTGAACAATCCATTACATTACCTGCAAATGCCCAAGCAGGTGTTGGAACCATACCTGCTAGAACACCTTTACAATTTGCAGACCCTTCAGGTTCAACTGAAGCAGGTAATACTCCTGTCCTCTTAAACGCCCCTACCAATGGCAGCTATAATTGCTGGTGTACGTTCTTTGGTGATAACGCTTTTGCTTTAAGTAATGAAATGATCAGAACTATTTTATTTGAAAAGGGTGCTATCCCTAATAAGGTAGTTAGTAATCAAGTAGACCTAGACTTACTAGCTAATACTATACAACCAGATGCACCGTTAAACATAAGGGTATTAGATAATGGAAGTGATTTAACATTAGTAGCCGATAATATTACCCATGACCCATTAGCTAGCATCCATATTCAGTGGATGGGGGCTGGTACCTTAACCTATATTAATAATAACGGAAGTAATGCAAACATTGTATCAACACCTAACAGTGGAACAGTCATTATAGTTAAACCAGCTCAGCTTACTATAACCCCATTAATAGCGGGAACAGAAGTTAGAGTCTATGAGAGTGGTACATTTACCGAATTAGCTGGAATCGAGGAATCAACGACTATCTTTACCACCTCAGTGCAGGTTAATACCATCGATGTTGTTATAGCGAAGAGGGATTATATCTACATCAGAGTTAATGGTGTGGACATGACTCAGGGCGATGTAGCGCTACCAGTAAACCAACAATTTGATAGGAATTACAATGGCGACTAGCTTAGTAGGTTATACTACGACAAATACAGACAATTCTCCAACAGGGAATATACGCGTCCCAGCTGGTGTCGTTAATGGAGATGTGTTGATCGCTTTTGCAGCTAAGGATGGAACTGTTTCTCCTTCCTTACCCGGATTCAATATTCAATACAGTCAAGCAGCCACTGGAGGTTCTTCGAGCGATGCAGTATTCTGGAGAGTAGCATTAGATGAACCAGCTACCTACGCATATATAAATAATGGTAATGAACGGGCTTGGTTACTTTTAGCAGCATTCAGGGAAGTAGATAACGCTAATCCTTTTGATGACTTTCAAGTATTAAGTAATAATGCAAACGATATTACACAAACAGTTCCTGCAATAAATAGAAGTATTACAGAACAAATGTGTGTAGCATTACTAGGTTTAGAAAGCGGGAATAGCGGTGAGCCGTTAACCCCTACTTGGGTAAGTGGTGGGTGGACTACTATTAGTGATAATGAGAACGGTCCTCCTGGCACTGGTAATGGTTCAGCAGCTGGCGCATTTGCTATACAACAAACAAATAACACAGGAGCATTACCATCTACCAATTTTAGTTACGCCGGCGGTAGTTCCACAGGTCAAACAATTGCGTTTACACTAAATGATGGACCTCCACCTGAGATAGCAATAATAACCGCGGATACCGTCCTTTTTCAAAATAGTACTGGGTTAATCATTAATGGTTTAGGTTTTGAAACAGTTCAAGGTACCGGTAAGGTAGAGATAGGAGATAACCCCACCTATGGACTAGCGACTTTAGCTTTACAGAGTATAGTTAGTTGGAGCGATACTCAAGTTATTTACGATGCCCTAAATTTAACTGAGTTTTTTGATGGTTTACTATACCTATTCATTACGGATAGTAACGGGAGTAGGGCTTCAATAGAACTTAGTTACGGTATACAATCTTATAATATGATAATACAGCGGAGCAGTCCTGACCATTGGTGGAAGTTTAATGGTACTTATGACGACGAAGTTAACTCGAATCCTTTTACCACAGAGACCGTGGGTACGAATGGATTTGAAAGTTTAAGTATAGCGGAAGACACTGCCCAGTCTTGGCGAACTCAAAATGGTCGTAGAGAATGCCCTAACTCAGCAAACATGAATACAACTAGTACTTCGAATCGTCTTATGGGTGGCTGGATTCGCTTAGGCGGTATTCAGAAAGGTTTTAGCTGCTTATATGAAGAAGGTGGAGGTGTTAA